AGGTGCCGGATTCGATTAGTTCGTAGTCGGTGCTGTTGTTGAGCGGTTCGCGGAAGCCGGGTCCCAGGGGCTTTTGTTCTTGGCGTTGGCGGTAGACCTCGTAGCGGCTCGGGTAGATGACGCGGATCTGGTCGTAGACCTTTTCGCCGAATTGGCCGTCGGGCACCACGGCTTGCTCGTGGATGCGAACTTGCGTCAGGCTGCCGTAGGCGGCTTCGCGGTCGAGGCGCCAGCCGTAGACGTCCTGCGGGTCAACCTCGACCCAGTACGGGCGGCGGCCCATGGCACGTTCTTCGGCCAGGCTGCGGATCTCAGTAGGTGCTGGGAAATCCACCAGCATGTTGCAGTGGCCGTAAGTCAGGCTGCAAATCAGCAGGCGGCGGGCAAATTCGTCTAAATCCGAGCCCTGGCCGTCCACGTCACGCGCAAACACTTCGCGCCAGTACGGATCACCTTCTAAAGCAATAGGCTTGCGCAGAATCAGACCTGCTGCAGCGCGAATCAACCGCTGTGTATACGGCGAGAATACGGCGCGGTTCACGCGGCTTAGGTAGGCCGTGTAGTCCTCGCGGGGTTCCAGTGGGAGGAAGGCTTCGCTGTTCTCGCGGAGATATTCCGTGCCTCGGCTGACTGCTTTCATGATCTCCCAGCCCTTCATCATGCTCAGCACGCTTGCAGTGCGTGTGAACGGGCTGTCTGCGCCACCCGCGTAGGTGGTGGAGACAATGTTGGTCGGATAACGGCCGGGGACTGCGTAGGTCATTTAGTCACCATTTGGTGCGGTCTGCCCAGTAAGCGGCCGACATTTTTCCTTTCTTGATGTTAGCTGCGTGCCTAGCTTTGAACGCCTCGCGGCGTTTGCGCTCGGCCTCACTCTCTCCGGCTGATTTGGGGGAGCCGGAGACGCCTTGTTGGCCGAAACGGATTAGTTTTACTTGGTCGCCATCTTTTGCGAGGACTACGTGTGATTTAGTGGGGTGTTTTGGGGTGCGTTTTGGTTTGTTGTAGCCTTCAAACTTTTCGCCGCGATACTCAATCATCATCGTCCTCCTCGTCGTCGGGGTCGGTGATTGGCACCAGTACTTCGATGCCTTGGGTCAACATAGTGACGAAACCGCCGATGATTTCGGGGTTTTGCGGGGTCTTAAATACAAATGTGGCGTGCGTGAGGCCGTCTTCAGCATCAATTTCGATGTGAACACAGCCTCCGTTTACTGTTTGGATTGCCATTAGCCGTGGTAAGCGACCGCAATGTGGGGCACGATTGCGGGGGTTCCGGAGTCGATTTGGGAGATGCGCATACGGATCTTGGCGGCGGGTTTGCCGTCGTAGAAGTACACGTATTGGCCGGCGGAGTTGATGGTTTTGGCCGTGTCGATAGTGAACCAGTTGCCGTTGCCGTTGAAGCTGGCTTCAAGCGCAAGTTTGAAGGTAGACGTGCCAGTGACTGTGGCGGCGAAGGTGTAGCTACCCGAGTGGCCGGGGACTTCCATCCAGTCATCTAGGGCGGCCATTGAGGCGCCAGTGTGCTCCACCAAGTTGGTGTAGCGGTCGGTAGCGGTTACAGCGACTTTGGCCATGGTTATTTACGCGGTTTTTTCGCAGTTTTGGCTGCTTTCTTGAAGTCTGCCGCAGTTGGGGCGCCTTTGCTGCCGGGTTTGCGCATCTTTTCGCCCGATCCAGCGGCAATTCGCTTGCGTTTTGCGTTGATGTTGTCGTATAAGCCCTTTTTCTTGGCGGCCATTACTTTTTGCCTCCCCTTTTGGCAGGCTTTTTGCGTGCCATGCCCGCTTCAGACATAGCAATAGCGATTGCTTGCTTGCGGCTGGTTACTTTTTTGCCTGAGCTGGACTTAAGCGTGCCAGCAGAGTATTCGGACATGACCTTTTCGACCTTTTTCTGGGCCTTTGTTGGTTTTTTGGCCATGTCGTAAGGGCTTTGTACCAGTGTAAGACGGGTTAGTAGAGGCGGTAGTTGGTTTGGCCGAGGGTGCCGATCTTGGCGAGGTTGAATTGTTGTAGGCATAAATACCCGAAGGCGTCGAAGGCGTGGTCCACGCCCAGGTTTTTGTTGGGTAGGCCAGTGCCGGGGGCGTACGTCAGCGTTCGAAGGGATTTGATGAGTTCTTTGCAGCGTGGGTGGATGTAGGTGCGGCGCGTTCCAGTCGCATCCAATAGGGCTGTGTTGACCGAGGTGATCTTGTCGCGGATTTTCCAGGGGGCTTTGGGGCTGGAGACGTTGAAGCCGCTGCGGCGCAAGATGTTGTGGTCGGTTAGACCCACGCCGCTGGTTTTGCGAGCGCCGCCAGTGGGGTCCGGGCAGGCGATAACCCGGCGATCCACGCCGAAGCGGCGGGTGACTTCCTCCGCGAAGTCCCAGGTGGTGGCGCCACCAGTGAGCATGATCTCGTCGAAGACGTAGAGAGTGTCGTCCTTGCGGACGGCGCAAATGCCGGACATGGGATCCACGTTGAAGTCCACACCAAGCAGCAACGGGAGGACGGAAATGTCGGCGGCTTCCATGCTGATGTTTTCGTCACCAAAGGAGACTGCGACGAGACCGCTGAGATTTTCGAAGCTGGCCTCGAATTCTTGGCGGAAAGTGCGGGCGTCGAGTTGGCCTCTCGCGGCTTCAATCTCTTCCGGCGGGACGTTATCGCCTTCAATCGTCGTGAATTGCCAGCGGCTCCAGTTCTCGTCACCGCTATCGGCGTATTGCCACAGTTCGTAGAACCAGCTGGCGGTGCCGTCCGGCGTGGAGATGAATAAGGCCCAGCCTTGTTTGTCGGCGAGGGCGGGGCGGATGACCTCGAACCAGACTTCGCTGGACATAAATGCGGCTTCGTCGAGGACCACGCCAGCTAAGCTTCGGCCGCGTAGGGCCATTGCGTTTTCAGTGCCCTTCAGCTCAATCGTGCTGCCGTTCACCAGCTCGATCTTCAAGTCCGTCTCGTTTTTGCTCTTGATCCAGGCTTTCGGGACCAGCTTTTTCATCACCTTCCAGGCAATGTCTTTCGCCATCCGGTATGTAGGGGCGGCATAGAAAAAGGTTTCGCCCGGCCTTTCGATTGCCCCACGCAATAACTCGATACATGACAGGTAGCTCTTGCCGAATCGGCGGCCCGCTACCAATACTCTGAAGCGTTTTCGGCTGGAGAACACTTCGCCCTGGGCGTAGCGGAGGGTGAGTGCTCCAGCAGATTCGGGCATTTTTATTTGGGGGGTACCTTCTAGTGTATAGCAGGAATCTGAACCCCTCCCCCCGGTGTGTAACAGAGGAAGGAATTGGGGTTATATCAGTAGGTTCCTAGGGTCCTGACCGCACGCGCACGGATCCGCAACCCGCCCCCTGGCGGTGGTGGTTCGGTTGTACTAGTCCGGCGTCAGGCGGCGAGGAGGCGGCGCACGGTGGTGCGGCTGCAGCCGAGTCGGTCGGCTATGGCTTGCTGGGTAAGGCCGGAGCGGCGCCAGCGGCGGGCGCGTTGCTGGCGAGACTCGCTAGCCCATAGCAGGACTAGCAGCGGGAGCAGGATCAGCGCCAGCAGCAGCGCGGCGGCGGTGGTGAGGGAGGCCATGGGTGTGCCTGTACTACTCTCGTATTGTAGTACAGCAGACCCGGCGAGCGGGCCATACTGTAATACACTGTAACATCAGCAAAGCTTATCGCCCGAGCACCACCAGTCGGCACTCGGCGGCGGAGCGGCCGGCAGACTCGCAGCGTGCCAGCTGATTCTGATTGTCGGCGCCCATGGCGAGCACACCGCAGGCGGTGAGCAGAGCGGCGAGGGTAAGGAGGCGGTTCATGGTGGGAAGCGTGGTGGGCTTACTCCCGTAGTGTAGCACAGCAGCCGCCGGCTGCCTAGCCCTGGCGCTTGTCTTCCACAACGATGTTCAGCTGCGGTGCAGCGGCTGCCTGTTGCTCTGGCGCGGCCTCTCCAATCACTGCGCCCATGTCCTTGAGCAGCATCGCCACAGTCTGCAGCTGACCTTTCGCCAGGGCACGCTTCACGGTAGCGAGCCTCAAGGCCTGAATATGGTTCAGCAAATCCGACCGGGTGGCCACTTGTTCGGCTTTTAGAAGCTCCTGCGCTTTTGCGTAGTCGTCGTGACCTGTTCTCTGACTGATGTTGAACCGTTGAACGAGGCGATCAACCACCTGCCGACGGGTTCCACCCTCCAATATGTACGCGTAGCAAGCGTTGACCCGTTGCTCAACCTGAGCACTGCTGCCACGTCCACCGCGCCACCGCTTGCTTTCATCGTTGCCGACGGTTCGCGGTTCGGTTACATCCTGGCCGTCAAGATCCGCCACGGTTAATGTCACAAACTGCTGTGCCCTTATGGTAACCTCTCCACTCTCACGTTTCGCAAGCGAGCGAAGCGAGCGCCGAGAAAAAGCCCGACACGATGGCCGGGCCGCTGATCGGTGGGTGCGCCAGTTAATAGGACGGCAAGACAAAAGCAACAGTGCACGAGCCAACCGGGCGAAGCTCAAAGCCCTCGCCGTGCTCGAACGTCCGGCACCGGCAACCTGTCAGTCCCAGGGCAGCCTTGGCAGCCGTCACAACCTGCCTACGGCTGGCATCCTGGGGCAGTACCAGCTGATCGCGTCGCACCCAGCTGTGGTTAGCCTCGCCGCCGAACGTATCGGTCAGCTCCACATCCCAAACGGTCAGAGTCTTAAGCATGATCAGAACCCCACAGCGTAGGTATCGGCATCGATGCTGTGACAGGTGAGGGCCTGCCATTCGACGCCAGCCTTACCCGCTGCCCTAAGTGCAGCAGTTATGGGGCCTTCTTGGAACGTGGCAGAACCACGCCAGGTAGTGGTGGAATCACGTTTGATTGTTGCCAGCCATCGGGAACCACGGCCGCCAGCGGTCGGGCCTGAGTAGCGAACCACTGCGCAGGCGCGGGAGCCGTCAACGTGTGTTCCAGTCCAATGAAAAGTGCTTTCGGTCATGATGTGAGCCTTAGGGTGGGGTCTCGTGTGTGAGTGTAGAACCGGATCCGGCCCGGCGTCAATACCGGGAGCGCCAGCCAAGCATCCGGCAGACTCTGAGCCAGCTGGCGTCAGTGATCCAGTCCGGCCGATGCACCGATGCCGTAACGCTTAAGGCATCCTCACCTGCCAGATCACGCCAGAAGGGGGAAAGCCAGAAGTCAGACTGCGGATCCAGTGTGATCCAGCGAGGCACGGTGTCGCCGTCACCTTCCGCATAGCAACCTGCCAGCCGGTCGGTAAGGTCCCGCAAGTCCCACACGCTCTCGTGGTATTCATCGCAGGGGCAGCCGTTCCAGCTGAGCCAGCCGCTATCGGCAAAGTCCCCTTGCTCGGCTGATTCTGCCGTAACTGTTTCGTAGGTAACGCGGAAGGTCCCGCGCGGTTCTGTGGTTCTGATCAGTGCCATAGGTCGGCGTATCGGTGATCAGCCCCAAGCATGGCACACGCGCCAGCCGTTACCCCCTCTTAATGTTGCACAACTTAATGTGGCTGGCTGGGGTGGCGTGTGGTGTTAATGTCGCAGGGTAACCCTCACCCATAGGGCACCATGCAAACCACCACGCGCCAGGGGCAAACCCTCTCGGTGCATCTTGAAGCGATCCACAGAATCCCAGCCGGTCACCCGGAGCCGATTGTCGTCTTCCGGTATCCCGGTGGGATTGAGTGCTCGGCCTACTACCTATCCACGTTCCAAGCCATCCCAGCCGGTGAGGGACTCTGCCTTACTGGTGGAACCTTTGAACGGCAGGAGCTGGCACCGGAAGCGGTAGCGGCGTGCCAGCAGCAATGTGACGCATGGATGCGGGAGGTTCTGGGCTGATGTTTACCAGTCAGAAGGAACGGCAGCAGCTTGCCCGAGATCAGCGAGAGGCTGAGCGGGATATGACGCGCCAGGAGAAACGGGCATTGCGGGACCTGCGTTACTGCGCCGAACGTTCCACCCTCTCAGAGATCGAGTGGCGCGATCTGCTGCGGCTTCACGAGATCCACGGCAAGGAAGGGATCCGGGAGCTTTGGGAGTCTGTGATCCCATACTGGAATCAGTGCCAGGCCCGCAACGGCGGCGAACCATGCCCCAGTGATCTCGTGCCAGCTGGTTTGAAATTAAGTGCAAAAAATTCGCGCACACGGCCCACTACACGCAAACCACCGGGCGCCCCACGCAAACCCCGCGCCGATGCCGGCAAACCTCGCGCCAGTTACAAGCGGCGAACGTCGGCCAAGCCGTAACGTTCCACCGCTTGCCAGTAGGCTGCCACCGCGTCCGCTTGGGTGCGGTGCAGCCCTAAATACTTAACCTTGCCGTTAATGCGGATCTGAGCCTGCCACTTTTGTACACGTGCCACCCACGTTCCACCGAAATTAGGGCGGTTTTGAATGTTTTGCCGTGAAGTAACCTCCCTAAGGTTCCAAGGCCTATCGTTAGCGCTGTTTTGGTCTATGTGATCTGTTTCATGAATGGGCCAATAACCTTTCATGAATGCCAAAATAGCCCTAGCGTACGGCGCTAAGTAAGAATTACCGTCCCAGCTAATCCTGATGAATGCGCGATTCTTGTAAAAGTAGCCTTGAATGACTTTTCCAGTCTTTCTTGAATGGAACTTCCCAGTGAATGGATTTAACGAGTAGCGCTCCCATAGCAGTTCCACGGGAGGCAAGGGTCTAGACTGTGACATGACGGCCTGGTAAGGAGGTTGTCCGGCCTGAGGTGGTTCCAGCCACGCTCAGGCAACCATTGTACCAGCGGATCTCATCCTGCGACTTGAATGGGATCCGTAAGGCTTGAATGGAGTTGCTCGAAATAACGATGGCAGCGTTCCAGGAATGACTGTTCAGCCTCTTCTAGCTCGCTAAGTGTCATCCAGTGAACGTTAGGTTTGCCGCAACGGCGGGCCAAGACTACAGCTGCTCCAGTGGGTTTCAAGCCTGTTAAGTGTTTTAGTCCCAGTGAATAGGCTCCGCACTGGTCGATGTAAGTGTGGCCGGGAGGTAAGCGTTCCAGCCCTTCATCGTCCGTTTTAGTCTTCCTGGAGACACTAGTCTTCCAATCCATTAACACTAATTCATTGTTTTTTACGCCTACTAATGCATCACAAGTCCCCGCAAATCCTGCGGGGTGATGAATAGAAAATTCCGAGGCGAAAATCTCAGTAACGTTCTCAGAGATCCAGTCGCAGAGACCGCGTGCATAACCGGCAGCGCTCCAGCCAACCCTGGGTACGTTCGGTCTGACGCGCTTGATGGCCCACTTGGTTATGGGCGCTGGTATGCGGGCTAACCCTTGTTCGTCCCAGTGAATGGAATTGCGCTTGTTGGCGGCTGAGCGTGCCAGTTGCTGGGAACACTTCAGGAGATACTCAGCTTAGATCGGAAG